AGAACAACATTAATGACAAAAGAACGACATTATTAATTAACCGTCTTAGTATTTAATCTAGGACATAATACATAAAATAGATATGACAGCAGAAGTATTTAATCAGACTGAGACAATGACAGAAGAGGCTAGAAGAGAGTATAGCCGTCAACTTGAAAAGGAGTTATTCGGTGATGTACAGGATAACAGGGAAACAATCTTACCTAGCAAACCAAAGACTATTAAGAAGGATGATACAGTTAAGCTAAGTAAGAAGGATGAGAAGGAACAGGCAAGGGAGAAGTTTTTATCTACCTTAGAGAATGTTAGGTATAATGATGAGTCTAAGCGTTTAAGCCTCTACACATTTGACGGTCGTAGTAATGATATGTTTTGGGATATGGTATTAGAGGCTAGGAGAAAGAAGTTAGCAGGTATTGTAGATGAGCCTGTAGATAATACCCCAAGCAATCCAATCCAACCTACTACAACTAATCAATCAGACCCTTACCAATCAGACCCTATGTTAAGAAGTCTAGGTTTAACAGGGAATGAGAAAGAGGACAACATTAAGATACAGGATAGCTTATTAGGTCTTAGTGGCAAGTGGGATAAACTTTAATCAAGGAGGACAGTAGCAATGAAGAAGATAGAGAAGTCAGTAATAGATAAGAAGGTAGAACAGATAGAAAGTGCAACCTTAGACAATGAAGTACAGGAGCTAACAAAGGAAGAAGTACTAGAAAGGTTTAAGCAGGCAACAGAAAGACGACAACTACCTAATAAAAGCTGGTTAGACTTTAGGGTGTTCTAGTGTACAATATTGCAAGTCACACACTCTACAATCCTAATAAGTAGAGAGGATAATAGGTAATGTGTAATGTGTAATATTGCAAGTCACACGCCCTAGAATCCTAATAAGTAAGAAAGAAATTGTTTTCAATCTGTAATAGTTTATTGTCATAATTAGGTAGGGGTTAGTAGTGATATTAGCCCTTACCACTTTACAACTACAGACTGAGAACTAAACACTAATAAACTATGCCAACAATATACAGGCCACCAAAGAACACTAACAAAGATTCTTACAGTGCCATACGAAAAGCAGAACGACAGGCAATATATAGAAGTACGACATGGAAACAACTAAGGGACACAAAACTAAGACAGAAACCCTTATGTGAATGTTGTCTTAAGCAGGGTATAATCAGAACGGCCCAAGATGTACACCATGTTATAAGTTTTATGTCTACCAATGACCCTGTAGAACGTTATAGACTAGCGTATGACTTAGACAACCTCCAAAGTTTATGTAGGGAATGTCACAACGCTATCCACAACCCAAAGAAGAATAACACAACACCTAGTAAAAATGTAGGGGAAGACTTACAGTACTAGGTAGAAGTATAAAGTCAGATGATAATATTAGTTATTAGTAGGGGTGAGGTAGAGAGTAAAGTGTAACAGACTGATTTTAAGCACTTTATACCCCCGCCCCTATCTAACTATTTGACTATCAACGTTTTACCCCACCCCAGTTTTATTTGCACATGGGAGGGTAATTTTTAACACATTTTGAGATTATGACAAGAACATTAGATGAAGTCTTAGATATATTGAGACAAGATTACAAGAGACCAATATTAAACCTAGTAGATGGTGTTTGGACTTACTATAATGGATGTAAGAGTAGTAGAGGTGAACTAGAATTTTTATACCTAGGCGACATAACAGACCCAACTACACCCCACTTAGATACAGAACTAGGGGGAGAAGACATACAGTACTTACCCAGTTTGGATATGTTTACAGGTAAGGAGGAACAAGCAAGGCAGAACTTAACAAACCTAGAAAGAGCAGGCTATCACATCTACATCTTAGCATATAGAATAGGTGTACGTGACATGTTAGATAAGCGAATGAGGTATATAATGTATGCAAGTCGTTCCTACATGATAGACGACTTACCCACAGACGACTACCACCGTGAAAAGTGTGAGCTGGTTAAGCGTTCATTAAATCTACTAGAAAAATTATATAATGAGTAATACTAGCTTAAATAAATCTAAGGCAGCAAAGAATGATGAGTACTACACAAGGCTAGAAGACATAGAGATGGAACTAGACCACTACAGACCATACCTAAAAGGAAAGAAGGTGGTTTGTAATTGTGATAGTGAGGCTAGTATGTTTTGGACTTACTAACTACTAACTATAAGAGGCTTGGACTAATGGGACTAACAGCTACTCATTACGATCCGAACGGTACATATAAGTTAGACTACATAAACGGACAAACTATAAAGACTGCAGTAAGTGGAGACGGTAGTTTTAATAGTCCTGTAAGTTTGGACATATTAAAGGAGGCAGATATAGTAATTACAAACCCACCCTTTAGCCTATTCAGAGACTTTATAGACACAATCAAGGACAAGGATTTTATAGTAATAGGTTGTATAAATGCAGTGACTTATGGGAATGTCTTTCCAATGTTTAAGGCAGGACAGATTAGATTAGGTCACACAACACTTAGGTACTATGTAACTCCAGACGGCACAGTTAAAGACTTAGGTAGTACATCATGGTTTACAACATTGCCAGTATCTAGACAGGAATTAGTACTAACAGCTACATATAACCCTACTGACTATTCAACTTACAGTAACTATTCAGCTATCAATGTGAATAAAGTAAAGGACATCCCAAGCGACTATAAAGGGTTAATGGGTGTCCCTGTTAATTTTCTGACTAAGCACTGTAGCAGTCAATTTAGAATAGTTGATAGGTTGAATAATCCAAAGCTAGGTGAGAAGACAATCTATAAGCGTGTAATAATTGAAAGAATATGAAAAGACTAAATCACTTAGAATTATTTGCAGGTATAGGTGGCTTTAGTAGGGCAGCAGAACTATTATACATTGATAGTGGCTTAGAGATACCAACCTTAGCATATTCTGAAATTGATAAGTTTGCAGTGAAGACATATCAAGCAATACACCCAAGCAGTAAGTATAGTTTAGCGATGGGTGACTTAATAGCATGGAATCAGACTAAGGATTATATAACTAGGAACTTAGACATAGATATTTTAACTGGTGGCTTTCCCTGTCAGACTTTTAGTAGTGCAGGCAAAAGGGCAGGATTTCAAGACCCAAGAGGGACACTATACAATGAGATAGTACACATCTTAGAAGTCAAGAAGAAACAGTACAAGCCTATCCCTTTTGTACTCTTAGAGAATGTAAAGGGGCTATTAACACATGACAAGGGTAACACATTTAGGACAATCCAAGCAAGCCTATCTAAACTTGGTTACACTGTATATTATGACCTATTTAATGCAGCAGATTTTAAGTTAGCACAGAATAGAAACAGGCTTATTATCTTTGCCACCACCTTAAACCTACCTAACTTTACCTTTACATCAACTAAGGTAAGGGACGTATTTAACAGGGACTACAGGAAAGATTGGAACATAAATAATCAGTCTGAGGTATTGGACATTCTAGATAAAAAGGTAGAGCCTAAGTATAACACCTCAACTAGTCCAACATACAGGGCTTATCTGTTGGGAGAAAATACTAGCTACACAACTAAGCCAAAATTTGATAGGTCTATAGCAGCAACCTTAACCTGTAAATCTGATAGAAGGGCAGGAATGGGGAACTACTATACACATCATTATATTAACACAGGTACTAGGAAACTTAACCCAGACTATCACACCGAGCCACTTAGAAGAATTACACCTACTGAGTCATTTAAGTTACAAGGATTTACAGGACACGATGTAGAACTAGCAAGACTGGCAGGAGTAAGTGACACGCAATTATATAAACAAATCGGTAATTCATACGCCGTAAATATGTTCTATGCGATTTCTCACTACCTGTTTAATGACCAAAGAATACATGAAAAACAATGAAAAACAATGATAACAAAGAAAAAGATACAAAACCTATACCCAGATGTTAGGGAGTCAGTGCAGGAATATATGTACAATGCCTATAAATATCTAGAGTCTGAGTATGGGGAAGTTAAGGCAGAATGGAAAGCAGCCCTATCCCTTTTATCTGAGTCACTAGATATGTTTTATCAGTGTAAGGAAAGGATTAAGAAGGATGGACTACTAATTAATGATAGATACGGTAATCCAAATAAACACCCCTTACTACAAATTCAAACAGCCTATCAGATACAGATATTAAAGGTAGTGAAAGAGTTAGGACTATCACCCCTAGCAAGTAGTAAGATAGCGGATAAGCCAGATAAAGAACAGGAACTTAGTGCAGAGGATTTCATAACTAAACTAACAGCAGGATAATATGGAACATTTATACAAGGGCAGCGAGTTAAGAATTAAGCCCCAAGGATTCGTAGAAGGTGGACAAGTTACTTTCTTTACAGTTAATCCTAAGTTTGGTACTATCTTAACAGCTACAGACGATGAGGGTTATATGTTTCTATCATGGCCTCACCTTCAATATATGGGTAGGGGCTGCTTGAATTATAAAATTAACAATCCCCACACAGGACTAGATAGACTAATTACCACAGAATATTATATAGACAGTGATTTAGAGGTAGATGATACAGAAACTCTAGGTAATGTAAGTGAAAGAATAGAGTCAAGTGTTAGCGGTAAGTTAAACGAGAAGATAAAGGAAGGTATAGACAAGGTAACTAGGTCAGCACAGGAAAAACTAGGAACGGTTGATAGTGCTTTAGAGGATGTAAACACTAAGGTAACACAGAAACTAGGAACGGTTGATACTAGACTGATAGATATACAGAATGACTTAACTCAAAAATGTCCTTATGTTGGTGGAGATTATTATGTATATAATTACGACAGAACAACAGGAACTACAAAGAAGACTAGCCTATATGTAAAAGGACAGGATGGTAGAAACGGTATAGACGGCAGAAATAAGGAAGTCAGACACAACCCAACAGAGACAGACGTAACAATTAGGAGCGGTGAGTTTCATGTGTGGGATGAGGTAGAAAGTCTTAATATCACCCTACAGCCAGCCTCTAACAGTCCATTCCTAGATGAGTACGGATTTATTTTTAAGACAGGACAGACAGTACCTAGATTAAGTCTACCTTCTAACATTAAACTACCACGTACATTTATTATCTTACCAAATCATATCTACACTGTTACTATCTTAGGTACGGTATTAGAGTTTGGTAGTCAATCATTATAAGGGTATGAAGAAATATATTAAAGAAGGACACCTATATAACGGTTACATAGAATTAGACGGTAATACAATCATTAACCCAACTGAGGAAGAACTATTAGCAGCAGGATGGCAAGTAGTAGAAGAAACCCCAACTACTGACCAACAAGAGGATATAGTAGAGGAGGAACACAAAGAGCCAACAGAGGAAGAAATACTACAGGCTGCAATAGTACAGAAGATTAATGACATACGATTTTACGACAGTTCAGATAGTATTAATCAGTTTCAAGTAGGTAGCCTTAAGATGTGGTTAGATAAACAGGAAAGGTGTATTTTATATGCAGCACTCCTAGCACATGAACAGTTAGGTAAGGAGACAATGACTAAAATTTATCACGGTCACACATTTAGCTATCCTTTGGCACAGTGGAGACAACTACTAGGACTCATTGAAATATACGCTACTGACTGCTTGAACTGTACAGAAACTCATATAGAGGCCGTTAGAAGACTTACTAATAGAGAGGAAGTACTAGCATACGACTATAAACAGAATTACCCAGACCCTTTAATACTAGGATAACACAATGATAGATGAGAAGTACAAATCTTATGCTAGGGATGTTTTAGGCGGTAAGGTAGTAGCGTGTGAGTATGTTCGTCTTGCTTGTTCTAGATACCTAAGCTGGTTTGATAAAGAAGATAGGTACTTTGACTCAAAAAGTGTAGATAAGGTTGTTAATTTCTTACAAAAGCTACCGCAGTCTACAGGTAAATTTGCAGGTAAACCCTTAGTATTACAGGAATGGCAGAAATGGGTAGTAGCAAGTATATACGGCTTTAAGTGGTGTTCAGATAATACTAGAGTCGTTAGGGAAGTATATATAGAGGTGGCCCGTAAATGTGGAAAGTCTACACTAGCAGCAGGCCTTATGTTATATCACCTAATATGTGACTCCGAACAAGAGGCACAAGTAATATTCGCAGCCAATAGTTACGCACAGGCACAGCTAGCTTTTACAATGTCTAAGAACTTTATTAGTAGTATAGACAAGAAGGGTAAGTTCTTTAATTATTACAGGGACTCTATTAAGTTTCCCCTTACCAAGTCTACTATGAAAGTTGTTAGTTCAGATGCGGACAAATTGGACGGTCTAAACTGTTCTGCTTTTTGTCTAGATGAGTACCACGCAGCAAAATCTAATAATACTGCAAATGTCCTAACTAGTAGCGTGGGTATGAGAACTCAGCCCCTAATGCTTTATATCACTACAGCAGGCTTTGATATGTCTAATCCATGCTACCAACTTAGAAGTACGTTTATAAGTATCTTGGAAGGTAAAGCAGAAGATGATAGTATTTTTTCAGCTATCTACACACTAGACAAGGAAGACGACATCTCTAATAAAAGGGTGTGGTGCAAATGTCAGCCAAATTTAGGGCTTACTGTAACAGAATCTTACTTACAATCAGAACTAAGGAAAGCTATAAACTCTCCCTTACTATTGACTAACTATAAGACAAAGTTAATGAATATCTGGTGTAGTAATGAAAGGGGTGAGTGGATTCCTAGTAGATATATACAGGACTCAATGACTACTATAGACCTTCAAGACCCAAAATTTCAAGGGTGTACAGGCTACTTAGGATTAGACCTTAGTAGTACCTCAGATATAACAGCAATGACCTTAGTAATACCAACCGACAACTTAATCTACTCTAAGTCTTGGTACTACTTGCCACAGTCTGCCCTGCAAGAGAGTAGCAACAGGGACAAATATAAGTTTTGGCAAGGACTAGGTTATCTGAATATCACAGAAGGCAATGTAGTAGATTATAACAGGGTAATTGAAGACATACAGGCTATTAACAAGACCTTACCTATTGAGTGTATTTCTTATGACCAATGGCAGAGTACAATGGCAATTATTAGGCTAACAGAACTTGGATTTAATTGTCAACCATACAGCCAAACAATCGGTAGCCAAAATAGGCCTACCCGACATCTTGAGATGATAGCACGTAATGGGACACTCAAGCTAGATAAGAACTTAATAACGGGTTGGATGTTTGGTAATTGTGAAATAATGGAAGACAGTAACGGTAATATTAAGCCAGTCAAGCAGAATAATAATAGTGAACGCAAAATTGACGGTGTACACTCTACATTAAATGCACTAGGAAAATATTTAGAACAGCCACGATATAATAACGAAATAACAGGATTTAATTTTTAACCATGAAAATATTTGGTATTAACATAAGTAGGGATAAGCCAGAAAAACGAGGCCAACCCTTTTATAACCCTAACTTATCAGAAAGTCTAGGGTGGGGCTTTGGTTATCAGTCAGGCAGTGCTATGAGTCTCAGTGCGGTCTACTCAGCAGTTAACCTTATTAGTGATTCAATTGCTACCCTACCTATTCAAGTCAAGGCAAAGAATACAAAGGGAACAGACCTACTAGACAAACACCCACTATATGACATATTTACCAATAATCGAATGACACGCTATACACTACTTAAGAATATAGTACAGTCTGTTTTATTGAAGGGTAACGCTTATGTTCTAATTGAGAGAAAGGGTAACGGTAAGGATGTAGTAGGCCTTAGATACTTACCAGCTGATGATGTACAGTGTAATTATAGGAAGGAAGATAACACCCTTTACTATACCTGTTCATACATAGGGGCTAGACAGATACAACCTAGTGAGATACTACATTTTCTTAGGTACTCAGTTGACGGTGTACAGGGTATTAGTGTCCTTAGTCATGCAGCTAGAAGTCTCAATATAGCACAACAAACTGAACAGGTAGCAGAGAACTTTTTTAGTAATGGTTGCAACTTAAACGGTATTATCAAGGTACACAGTAATCTAAGTGAGGAACAAAAGCAGGCAATATCTACTAATTGGCGGTCTACATTTGGGCAAGGTAATCAAGGAGGCGGTGTAGTTGTGCTGCCTGTAAATATGGATTATCAGCCTATCAGTATTAACGGCTCAGACGCTCAGATGTTAGAGTCTAGAAATTTTAGTGTAGTTGATATAGCACGTTTCTTTAATATATCCCCTGTACTACTAGGCGACCTAAGCAAAAGTAGTTATAGTAGTGTAGGTGAATCTAACTTACAATACCTTACTTACACGCTTAACCCCTATATTGTGATGATAGAGGAGGAACTAAACAGGAAACTAACAGGCGGTACAGGATTAGAAATAGGCTTAGATGAGACTGCAATACTGAGAACGAATAAGGCAGAACTAGCAGGGTACTATAACAGTCTCCTTAGTATGGGTGTCTTGTCAATTAATGAGGTAAGACGGCAGCTAGGATATAACCCTGTTGAAAATGGAGATAGCCACAACCTAGCCTATAACGATGTAAGTAAAACAAACCTAACAAGTAGTACAGATGAGGAAGGATAACAACATAGAAGTACGTGCAATCAGAAGTACCCCAGTAGTAAATCCAGACTGTAGAACAGTAGAAGGTTATGCAGTAGTTTTTAACAGTCAAAGTGAAGACCTAGGATTTTATGAGACTATTAACCCTTCTGCAATCACTGAGGAAGTACTAAAGAGGTCTGATGTGTTCTGCTTATTTAACCATGACCAAGACAAAGTACTAGCTAGGTCTAAATATGGTGAAGGTAGTTTGAAACTAGAAATAGACGAGCGAGGACTTAAGTATAGTTTTACAGCACCTAACACGGATCTGGGTGAAGAACTTTTAGAACACCTACAAAGAGGTGAGATAGATAGTAGTAGTTTCGCTTTTACAGTTAGCTTAGATGAAGGTAGTGAGAAGTGGTACACAGTAGAAGGTGTGCAGTACCGAGACATTTATAAGATAGAAAATTTATACGATGTTTCCCCTGTATATCAGCCAGCTTACCAAGAGACAACTGTAAGTAAGAGAACACTAGACAAACTTAACCAACTAAGAGAAATGCAGGACGAGAAAGAAAAGGAAGTACAGGAAGAGACTGTAGAGAAGACTGATGAGGTACAGGAAGATAAGGAAGTACCAACACAGGAAGAAGTAGAAAAGAAAAACACTGACACAGAGGACGAGAAAGAAGTACAGGAAGAAACTGTAGAGAAGTCTGATGAGGTACAGGAAGATAAAGTAGAAGACGAGGACAAGGATAACGATGTTGAGGGTGAAGATAAGGAAGAAGATAAAGAAGAGACACGCTCAGCACGTACACACAAACATATTAATATTAATACTAGAAAGATGGAACAGAATTATTCATTATTGGGTGCAATTCGTAATATTAGCGAAGGTCGTAGACTTGACCCTATTGCAGAGAAGGTAAACGAAATTGGTAAGTCAGAGATGCGTAGGGCTAGTTTGAATAGTATTGGCCAGTTGTACGTCCCATTTGAGAAGAGAGCAGCCGTAAGTGTTACAGCAGAAGGTAACGACATTGTAGGTACTAACTTAATGGCTATTGAGCCTGCTTTGCGTGCTAAGAATGTATTAGTACAGAGTGGTGCAAAGCTTATGACAGGTTTATCTGGCAATGTACAAGTCCCAAGACTCTCACCTTCTAATTGCGGATGGCAAAATGAGGTAGGACAGGCTGTAGATGGTGCACCTACTTTTGATAATGTGACATTGACACCTCACCGCCTCACTTGTTTTGTAGACTTAAGTAAGCAGCTTTTAGTACAGGATAGTCTTTCAGTAGAGGAGGCAATTAGGCAGGATATTATAGCAGCAATCACAAGCAAGCTAGAGGCTACAATCCTTTCAGCAGATGCACGCACAGTATCTAATCCGGGCGGTTTGATGGCAGGTAAGACCCCTACAGCCGTTGCAACATTTGCGGATATTTGTAAACTTGAGGCAGCAGTTGAATCAGCAGGCGTATTAAATCCTGTAAGCTATGTAGTGTCTCCTAGTGTACGTGCAAACTTTAGGGATATGACCAAGGGAAAGGGTATGCAGTTAGCGTATGTAGATAACAGTTTGGACGGTGCAGTAGTACTTTCTACAGGTAACATGAAAGATAAGCACTTTATTGTAGCTGATTGGACTAACCTAGCTTTGGCACAGTTTGGCTCACTTGATATTACCGTAGATTCTTATAGCCAAGCAGTAAACGGTTGTGTAAGACTTGTAATTAATTCTTACTGGGACTGCCAAGCTATCAGACCAGAGGCTTTCCAGTTTGGTAAGTTCGCTTAATTAGTTAAATAAGTTTCTATATGTACGTAAACTTACAGCAACTAAAGAAACATCTAAACATTGATTCTAGCTTTCACGATGACGATGAGTACTTATGTGACCTAGAACAAGCAGCGGAATTAGCAGTAGAACGACATATAGATGATAAGTTAGAAAATATCATACAAGCTAGTGGGAGGACAACATTACCGCCTCCCCTAGTTCAATCTATATTAATTCTAACAGCTAACTTATACGCTAACCGTGAATCTATCGCTTTTAGTAGTCACACAGAGCTACCCTATAGTCTTACCTACTTACTAGACTTATATAAGAATTATAGTAAGAAATACACAGGCGGAAAGGATAAGGTATGAGGACAGGACTATTAAGAGATACCATAGCAATTTATCGGACTGAAATACTACAAGACGATTTCGGAGGTACTACTAATCAACACCGTCTATTAACAACTACTAGAGCTAATGTAGGTTATAAGACAGGAGATAGAGAGGTAGTAAATGATGAAATAGTCTATACCTATCAAGTTACTTTTGAAGTGTGGCAGTACGTTAATATACAGGAACACACAGACTATATAATGTACAAGGATAAGAAGTACAGGGTCTTAAGTGTCATTCCAGTACCAGCCCAACAAAAGAAGGTAATAGAAACAGAGCTAATCAATGAATAACGACAACTTAGAACTAACAGGGGCGGAAGAGCTGGTTAAGAAATTCACAGAACTAACAGGACGAGAGCAGACCAAAGCTAAAAACACGGCACTAAAGAAAGGTAGTGATATTTTAGTTAAGGCAGCTAGGCAGAGTCTCAGAACAGTAACCAAGGGCTATAATCACCCTAACTGGTGGAACGGTAGGACGCTAGAGTCTGGTATCAAGTATAGTAAGCCAAGTAAGGATAGTGATACAGCTAAGGTGCATATCATGGCTGATTTTAGACTTAAGTTTTTTGAATTGGGAACACAATTGAGACGTACTAAGGCAGGTGCTAGTAGGGGTGTTCATAAGCGACATAGTTTTTTCCAACCCACTGTACAGGCTAAGATGTCAGAAGTTGAGGACTCTATGGGTAGGTTATTTTCTGAGTCTATTGATAAGATATGGAATAAGAAGTAATGGAGAGTTTAGAATTAGGTAGGGTTGTAAAATCTATCCTACTACAAGACGAGGAATTAAGTAGGCAAGTAGGAAGTAAAATATATCCTCTAGTCGCTGATAAAGGTACTAGTTTCCCTTTCATTGTTTATCGAAGGGACGGACTAACACCTAGCACTAATAAAGATAAGCTAGTCTATGATACACAGGTTAGGATGTCTTTTATAGTAGCTAGCAGTGATTATAGACAGGGGCTAGGAATATGCAGTAAGGTAATAGATGTCTTACTAGCAAGCCAAGGTAGAACTATAGGGGAACTTGAAATAACAGACCTAGAACTACAAGACACTAGCGAGGAATACAGGGAAGACACATTCTTACAGCTACTTAGTATAACAGTAAATATAAAAAACAAATAACATAATATGGCAAGTGTAACCAAAGGACGTGACCTAATGCTTTTTATTAATGGAAAGTCTATCGCTTTTGCAACTAGTCACAGTCTTTCAATTAGCCAAGATACAACGGAAACTACTAGTAAAGATTCTGGCGGTAAGTGGGTATCAGCACAGGCAGGAAAAATCAGCTGGGAAATGTCTACAGAAAATCTAATGTCAAATGATGGTGAAGGTGTAGGCTTTGAACAACTCTTTGATATTATGACAGCACAGACCCCAATAGATGCAGTCTTTGCCCTAGAGAAGAACTATAAGACTAAGGCAGATGAAGTAACTAAAGGCGGTTGGATTCCTTCAACTACTGGCACATATACAGGCAAGGTAATAATTACCTCCTTAGAATGTAGTGCACCGAATGAGGATAACGCTACATTTTCTGCAACTTTTACAGGTGTCGGTGCGCTTAAGAAGGTGGCAACAGCATAAAAGAAATAATAATGAAACAGGGCTATACCTATTATATCCAAACTTAACAAGGGTGTAGTAGGTAGCCCAATAATTTTTTAATCATGAATATAACTATTAACAACAAGGAATATAAACTAGTCTACTCAGTACGTGCTATGATGTTATTTGAGGCAGCAGCTAGTAAACTATTTAGCCTAGATACACTTAGCGACCAGTACCTTTTCCTGTATTGTTGTATCTTAGCAGGTAACAAAGACACTGACCTTACATTTGATAAACTCTTAGACAGCCTAGATGAAGACCCTAGTATCTTTACAGCTTATACAGATTTCATGAAAAGGGAATTATCCAGACAAGCAGAGTTTAAGGGTAAGGATGACACTAAGAAAGGTGAGGATAAGGGAAAAAACTAGGAATGGCAGATGTATTTAGTATCTTAGTATTTCAAGGCGGTTTAGACCCAAGGTATATTCTAGACGAGATGGGTTGGTTAGAGTTACACATCTTAGTAAAAAACTTATACAGGGCTAAACAGGATGACTGGGAAATAGGAAGACAGACTATTTATACATCTGCCAAGGTAATGGGGGGTACAAAAGAGACTAACCCACGAAAATTTATGCCCTTACCATGGGACAACTTAGAAGGTAGTACAGGTGACAAAGACCCACTACCAACCAAGAAGGACTTAGAACGACTTAAAAAGAAAGCACAGGAATATGTCTCAAGATTTGGTAACTAGAATAAGGCTTGATAATAAGCAGTTTATTTCGATTATTGAAAAAGTAAAATCGGAAGTAGGTAATACAGAGGCTGTATTTAAGGCTAGTAGCGGTAATATCAAAAGGGAACTAAAAGCAATCCAAGGCGAGCTAGCTAATATGTTGCTCAATGGTGTAGACCCTGCTAGTGAGAAATTCCAACAACTAGCAGCAAGGGCAGGTAGTATCAAGGACGCTATGGGTGATGCAAAGGCAGTAGTAGGTGATTTTGCTAATGATGTACGAGGCCTAGCAGGTATAACTGATGTAGCAGGTAGTGTAGTAGGTGCTTTTCAAGTAGGTGCTGGTGCTATGGCTATGTTTGGGGTTGAGTCAGAGGAGGCACAGCAAACCCTTACTAAACTTGCTGGTGCTATGTCAGTACTGAATGGTATAACACAGCTACAAAACACCTTCATGGACCAGTCAAGCGGTACATATAGGGCTTACCATGCACTCTTAAGGCTAGTAGGGTTAGAACAATCAAACCTAACTACTACAGTCTCAGCTAATACAGCAGCACAGGCTACTAATACAACAACACAGGTAGCAGGGACGACAGCACTAACAGCTAATACGACAGTTAAACAAGCTAATGCAGTAGCGACAACTGAAACTACCACAGCCACAGCAGCAAATACAGTAGCCACAGAAGGAGCAACCGTAGCAACAGGTGGACTAACTTTAGCACAAGGGGCTGCAACAGTAGCAAGTAAAGCCCTTAGAGTTGCCTTAAGTGCAATTGGTATAGGTATCTTGATTTCCTTAGTAGCAGCACTGTATCAGAAATTCGAGGACATAACAGATAGCTTTAAGACGGCAGAAGGTGCTAGTAGTAAGTTAGCGCAAGCGTGGAATAAATTTAAGGTAATTGCAGTCGGTGTAGGAAATGCAATTTGGGAACACATGATCTGGCCACTTAAGATGTTTGTAGGTATGGTTAGAGATGCAATAAACGGAGATTGGGATAAGATTGCAAGTAACGCTATATCTGCTTTCAAAGGTGGCCACGATGTAATAGGTAACTATAATTACGCTGCTAACAAGGAACTAGCTAAGCAGAATGAGGAAGCTAGGGAACGTGAAACCAAGGCAAGACAAGAAACCCTAGATAAATGGTATAAGGCTGAGAATGCAAAGCACGGACAATCACTAAGCAGGGATATTATCTACCACCAAAAGAGACTAGCCCTATTTAAGAAGGGTAGTAAGGAATATGAGGATGAGTCCAACAATCTAGAAGAGGCACTTAGACGACAGAGAGAGCAGACAGCCCAACAAAGCAAGAAAGCAAGCCAAGCAGCACAGAGAGCCAAGGAACAAGCAGCACGAAAAGCAGAGGCAGCACGGAAGGCAGTACAAGCCAAGGCACAGAAAGCAGCAGAAGAGGCAAAGCGGAAAGCAGAAAAGATAGCAGATGACCAAAAGAGCTTAAAGCAGACTATCGAAACTGAGACCGTCAATAATAATAAGGGTAGTAGGAAGACAGATGAGGAACAGCTAAAAAATGCGTATGGGTCTGACAAGAGTAACGTAATCAATACACAAGGGGCTTTAGACAACCAGCTTAAGCTAATAGAAGACTACTACACTAAGATAGAAGGTTTTAGACAGGCAGACTTAGCAGATGAGATAGCAGCAATTAATAAAAAGTATGCAGTCCTAGCAGAGAAGGCACACGATAATAAGGAACTACTCACACAGCTAGAGGAACAGAAACAGGCAGCAATATCTAATATACAGGCTGAGTATGCTAACAAATATACTGAACTACTAGACCAAAGGGCAAGGGATGAAAAAGAGGCAAGTGATAAACTCTTACAGCCACTAATCGACAAGGCTAGACAGTTAGGACAGGAATTAGGTAGAAGTTTAGACCTAAAGGGACTTGATTTTTCAGCACTTACTAAACTTACTGAGGAGCTACAGAAATCAGTAGATGGTATGAAAGAACTCCAAAAAGTTAAGGATAGCTTAGGTAGTTTTGAGAATAGCGGTATTACTAGGATGTTAGATGATGCCAAGGCCTTACAACAGATACTAGGTAGTAATATGGCTAGTGATGGTGAGAAGATAGGTGCTAGTATGGTGTTTATGTCTCAAGCAATACAACAACTAGGACAAGACAGTGCAGCAGCCAAGGCAGGTTTAGTATTACAGGCAATAGGTCAGATTATCTTAGGTTTTGCACAAGCCTCCGCACAGGACTCAAAACTAGGCGTTATTGGTTGGGTAGCAGCAATTGCAGCAGGTACGGCAGTAATGATTAGTACGATTTCACAGTTACAATCATTCTCACAGGGTGGTATTTACCAAGGTAGTAAGACAGTAGGAGACCATAACCTAGCACGTGTTAATAGTGGTGAGATGATACTAACCAAGACACAACAAGGAAACCTATTTAGAATCTTAGACAACAATACAGCAGGTCTAGGAGGTGGTGTAGGTGTAAGTAGTGTAAGGGTGAAGGGTAGTGACTTATACCTAGCCCTAAGTAATTATAGCAAGGTTCAGAGTAAGACAGGAAGGAGAGTACTATGATATTAAGAGGAGATTTTAGGAACTTATCGGATGAACTACTAACCGTCATAATTAAAAGTGGTGGTAGTGGTATAGTTAAGGAGATAGGCAAGGACGGTTTATATTTTGCTGCTGACCCTGTACAGATAGAAGAAAGCATAGAAGACCTCACAGAACACGTAATTAGAAAGTCTGCTACTATTAACTTAGTTGTTTCTGATTACTTAGGTGACTTACTTTTTACTGGTGCTGCTAGAGATATAGTAGTTAACGTTTGGAAGGGTAGTGAGTGTATTTTTGCAGGATATGTAGAGCCAGCAACTTATAGCCAACCATTTATTACAAGTGTTGAGGAGTTCTCCCTTAACTGTACAGACTTTCTTAGTACCCTTCAATATACTAGTTACAAAAATATAGTACCCCTTAACTATAGGCAGGCAGTGCAAGAGGCAGGTAGTTCTAATTTTAAGCAGGTCATAGAGGGAATGTTTGATGACACTAGGGGACTAAATCTAAACAACAACCAAAAGCCTAGATTATTATATGACCAGTCTAAGGGAACAGCAAAGGGAAAGGAAGGTACTGTATTTGACGAGCTATGTGTTAGTGAGTTGTTCATAATTGGCAAGGATGAGGATAGCACTTGGAAAAATGAGGACCTACTAAAGGAAGTTATGCAGTATCTTAACCTACATATCAGACAGGAAGGATTAGACTTTTTTATCTATGATTGGGACACACTAGTACAGGGCAAGGAAGTAGAGTGGCTAGATATAATGACAGGTGAGGTAGTAAGTAAGCAGCCACAGTCTATCATAATCAACCCAGAACACTATGCAGGAAGTGATACTAGTTTGAGTACAAGTGAGGTAATTAATCAGTTTCAATTGTCCTGTAGTCTAGAAGGACAAGACACTATTATAGAGTCACCCCTAGCAGAAGACAGTCTAAAATCACATTACAGGGGGCAGCAGTTAATACTCACTGAGATTAGTAGCTTAGGTAGTGGTAAGAGTGCGAACGAGGCTTTTAATAATGCAGTAAAGGGACAACCAACTACATACGATGCACTGACTGAAACAGACTTTTATATGAGGTCAATGTATAACCCAACGTGGAAGTTACGTAGGTGTGAAGATATGTTAGAGGTTGATGAGAACGGAACAGGTATTAATCAGCATAAGGTTGCACAGTACCTAAGAGACCACCCACTAACCCCTGCACTGCTTAGACTTGGTAGTGTAGAAAGAAAAGCAAAGGCAACAGATAACAGCCCAACTAGTAAGATAGACACTGATAACTACTTAGTAATTAGTATAGGCGGTAATGAGAATGACACAGCAGAAGGACACAAACCTAGCGACAATGACCTTAGAGACTGTTCCCCACTGATTGAATATGTAGGTAATAAGTCAGGTGGTGTATTTAGCCCCCCAGACAGTGAAACAACCAATTACCTAGTATTTAGTGGTAGCTTGTTGATGCAGCCTATCTTATATGAAAGTAGTGTAGGTAGGGCTAGTAGGGTATCAAATTATGACTTTATCCTAAAACATGGGGCTAGGAAGACACAGGGAAAAGAGTACACCGCTATAGTCCCATTCTATGACCCACCTAAAAGAGATAATGTATTAGACCTTCGTAGATTAGACAGTAACCTAGTGAAGTCAGACGGTAACGAGGAGGGGCGTTATTATACAAGAAAACATTATAGCGCAAGACTTAATACCGACAGGCCAACATATAATAGTACAGGCAGTTATTTTCAACCATGGACTAAGGATAAGGCAGCCAAGGGATTAAAGTTTGAGTATAGTAGTGTAGGTGATAGTACAGATAGGTTTAGTAAACTCCCTATCCTAGAATGTGAACTTAAGATAGGGTCTAAGTATTGTGTAGAAACAGTCTTAGATGTGTACGGTGATAGTAGGTTTGAATGGTTAACACTTGATGAGATTAAAGCTAGACCAGACCTAACCTATAAAGACGTTGACGGCACTACGAAATATAAGACCACTATGTCACTAGGTATCAATCCAAAAATAGAGGATTTTATAATTGGGCAGGAATACAGTCTACAGAACACAATCGACTATACCATGAATTTAGACGGCAAGGAAGGGACGGCAATACCAATTAAACAAAGTGATAGGCTTAGCGGTAGAGTTAGTTTTAAGATACTTGCACCGATACAGTTAGTTTGGGATAATATTGTAAGAAGACACCCAACGTTCTTTAGGTCTACTAAGTGGAGTAGTAATAGTAGGTATATCTTAGCACACACTGAGAATATCATTATTAAGAACTTTGCTTGTAATATAGTGAGTGATAACGGTAAGCAGGAAAGTATGGGAGATAATGACCTAATCTACTCAAGTGCAGCACAGACTAAGTATATAAACAAGCATGATGGGACAGAGTTTAAATTTATCACACAGCTCAGCAGTAGTGAGAGTGCAGTAAAAGGTATAAAAAATGAAGTCTACCTAAACAGTGTCTTTAATACTACTACAAGTCTACCAGTGAGGAGTATATATAATAAGGTCTTGGATGAAACAGGTAAGGCAGAGGAACATTACGTGTCACAGTATTATAGTTTTATGTCAGTCCCACGGTTAAAGGTTGAGGTAACAATGAACGACACAGGGATAGATTTTACTAGTACATATCAATCTAAGACCCTAGGTAAGAAGTTCCTAGTACAGTCAGTTAGTAGGGACATAAGAAATAAAACAGCGAGGATAACACTAATAGAGATATGATAGATGTAGTAAGTTATGCAAAGAAAAAGGAAAGTGCAGGCAGTAGTGGTAGCGGTGTAGGTGGTGGACTAGGTGGCGGTCAGATTAGTACCCCAGAGCCTCACTTACTTTGGGGACAGGTATATGATGGGAGACATGATATAAGCGGAGACCTAGTAGGAGTTGGTAATATCGAAAGTGACGGTAATGTTAGTGCAAAGGCTATCAATACACAGACAGGTAAGATAGATAGTGTGACAGGACAGGAACTAAGATATACCACTATCATAGGAGGAAGTATTAGCGCAACAGATTCTACCATTACTAACCTAACTACTACCTCACATACTAGCCAATCACTAACCACCACGAACCTAAACAGTGATACAGGAACTATAACCGACCTAAGCACCCAATCACACAATACTCAACAGTTGACAGCTAAGGGGGTAGATACAGAGAGGTTAACAGGTAAGGATATAGTAGTAGATAATCTGACAGTCAACAAAGCAGCACATTTCTTTAGTCTCAGTATAGATGAAGTTAGGTCAGTAGGTGGACAACTAATATTAACCCCTGCTAGTGCTAAACTTGATAAGGTTGAGGTACAAGGTGATGGTAATTTTAAGTGTAGCTGGAAAAATAGTGATGGGAATAAGATAGTAGTAAATCAGTTCCTATCCAATGACTTAGTAGTATGTCAGACTTATAACTTAAAAACAGGTAGTACTTATTATTGGAGAAAATGTATAGGGGCAGGTACAGAAGGGGACTATAACTACATAATCCTAAGTAATACCGATAAGGACAGTAAGAGTATTAGTAACCCTTCTGTTGGTGATGAGATTGTGCAACTTGGTAATACATCTGACACCTCTAGGCAATCTGCAATTATTATTAGTGCTTATAATTCTACTTACTTAGACCCTACCATTAAAGCCCCTAGTATTGTACAGTATAGTGGAATATCTAACTATCAACTTGAACCATACAGACAGAACGTACTAAGTAAGAGTGGTAATAAGTTCCAAGGTGAGTTTAAGATTGAGACAGGAAAAACACTAGAACAATACATAGCAGATAGGATTAAGTTAACCGCTAGTGGTACACCTTATATCGGAAATAATAATAATTGGTGGATTTGGGACCGAGACCAGAACAAGTATAAGGATAGTGGTATTAGTGCAGCAGGTAGGGACGGTAGAGACGGCAATACACCACAGATTAAGAACGGTACTTGGTGGATTGGTGGAACTGATACTAGAATCCCAGCCCAAGGTAGTAAGGGTGAGAAAGGTGAGAAGGGAGATAAAGGAGACCAAGGACTGAAAGGTGATGCAGGTGTTACCCCTAGAATAGTAGATAATGTTTGGTGGATTGGTAATACTAACACCAATGTACCAGCAAAGGGACAGGATGGTAGAGACTTAGACCCAACACCATACTATAAACTCTATGATAGAGGCGGTAGTGTAGCAGTGGTAGGTACAAACAACAGGCTTAACTTGAACATTGACTTAGGACTGATAGAAGTAGTAGGTCAGAGTGCAAGTAGTGTTAGTTCAGATAATACACCTGCTAATAAGATACAGTATAGCGGTGGACTTATTGGTATTAACAGAGAAGGTAGGTTTAAGCACTCACAGGAACTACCATATACAGGACAGACTACCTTTACCTTTAACTTGCTAAGCGGTGATAAGCTGGTAGACTCTTATACTATCCCTGTTAATGTCTTGCCTAGTACTGTTTTTAGTGTGACTGACCAGCTTAAGGCACAAGTACAAGACACAAAGCAGAGTATTAATAATGTAACAGGTAGGATAGGAACTGTTGAGAATAAGGTAACACAACTAACACAGACGGCAGATACTATTAAGACACAGGTACAGAATAATAAGACAGGCCTAGACAGTGTAACAGGAAAGATAAGGCAGGCAGAAAGTAGTATTAGTAGTCTCACACAGAAAGCAGGTAGTATAGAGCAGACAGTAGCAGGGACAAGGACAGAACTAGATAACCTTAAGCAGACCACAACACGAGACATTAACACACTCAGACAGACAGCTAGCGAGACAGAAAGTAAGGTTAGCAGGGTTGAAGAGACAGTTAGGGATTTTAGTGTTGGAGGTCAGAACTTATTAAATGGTGTTATAGATTTTAGACAGTCTACCCCACTATTACACACTAGCAAAGACAAAGACGGTTACTTTTATTATAGGAGTATTGAAACCGAGCTATTAGAGGCAGGTAAGAAATACACGCTACAGATAAAGAGTGATGGTTTTTTAGCTAGGGGACATGAGAGACAGGGAGATAAGTCTTTTACAGTCTGGTTATGTGGAAAAACTGATAACCTACTTTTTACTAGTGCTAACAGTGTGGATAATTGCGTGTGGACCTTTACCTGCCCTACCACCGACCACTACCAACTAAGATTAAATTCCTACAGTGATGGGGTTAGGTATGAAAGTATTAAGTTCTGGGACATTAAAGTAGAGGAAGGTAATACAGTGACAGGTTGGAGTCCTAGTAGCAGTGACATTTATAATTACTATTCTAGGAATCGTGTAGGGTTTGATTTTGTGGAGAATTTTCCAAATGACCATCACCCAGCCCAAAGTATATCCTACAACCACAGCAGCGACACCCTAACCATGTCTTTTAATATTAGCAAGGCAGGGGGACAGTTACAGGACATAGATTATACCGTCTTGTTTGATAGTAATAGTAGCGCAATTCCAAACGGCTTATACTTGGTTAGATTCACACCCTACCTCAGTGCAGCAGATGTAAGGTTACTAGTGGAGATTGATAATAAGAATAGTACACAGACCCCTATAGATTATTCACAGCCTGCACACATTATTAGCGGAAGTGAGGTAAGTAGGGTAATAGAGGTAAAGGATAACTACCTCCGTATCTATTTTGAGTCAGCACACCAAGCAGGACAGGACACTACTAGAGATTGGAGTATTAACCTAACAGGTCTGAAAGTGACTAGAATAAGCAGTACTGAATCCTACCTAAAGCAGAGTGCGGACCTAATAGAGGCGAAAGTTAGGGACGGTAATATTATCCTAGATGCAAAGCGTGTAAAGGTCAGAAACGGTAACACAGAGACGGCCCTGTTTGAGAATGGTAAGATTAAGGCTCGCTATATTGAAAGTCAAGGAGGCCTGTTTAGTATTAATGATGACGGCTTTTACTATCGTGGCACTGTTAAGGATGTTGAGAATGAGACTGTAGAAACTAAGATACATAACCACGGCCTTAGTAGTAGAGTGGACGAAACTGTACTTAAAGATGGTATATTTCAGTCTGTTAGTATATCACCCTACAGCAGGGACACTAACCTAGATATAATTAGTAATAGTCAAGAGGCAATTAGTATTAGTAGCGTGTCCAATAATCTAGAGGCAGCCATTTCTATAACGGACGGTGCAGTGTATGGACTTAGGGCTTTAACTAGGCGGTATAAAGGCGGAAATTATACCCTAGATACTTATGTTAAGAACGTAATAGTTACAGGTGCAAGTGACCTAGAAAACCAAGTAATCGGAAACCAAGGGACTAACCTACAGCTACCAGATAATGACCTACTAACTAAAAGTATGCTAGGGCCTAATCCAACAAGTGCGGAACGTGTCAAGTATATTAATAAGTACCTCCAAACACCAGAAAACTTACAAGCAGGACAGGAGTACATTATCTATAAGCGAAGTAGTGGTAGACTAGTGATAAGTGTAGATGATGACCCACGTAAGAAAATTAGCATAGTAAAATATAATCAAGGCAGTGTAGAAGTAGTTAAGTCTGTATTATTCACTGTTAACTGGGTAGGTATTATAAAAGTCTTGTATGACGGTCAGAATTGGAACTTATATGTAGATTCAACTAACTACTAACAAATACTAAACTACTATGAAATTTGAGAGAGAACACAGAGACCTAGTAAGTTACATGACAGCAGTACTATTAATTATTAGTGGTATTGTGTTATCATTCTTTAGTTTCTTTATCTTACACCTAATTGAAAATTCTATACTCGGATTCTTAAGTCTTGGAATTACGTTTGCCGGTGCAGTCTTTGGAATAACTCAGATACTAAAAGAGAAGTTTGAGGCCTATAAGATTAGCACAAACAAGGCAATAGTTAAGAAACTGAAAGAACAGGGAGAGGATAAGGATAAGAAAGAAGATAGTTAATAGGTCTTTGCAGTCCGTGGTATCTAGTAAAGGGTATCACGGACAATCTTTTTTTAACTCTTTTTAGTACAACAGGATATTATTTTATTTTGATAGTTGAAATATTCTACCTATCTTTGCAGTGTAATAATTAAAAACATTAGCAATATGAAACAGACTAAGAAATTTGATGTAGTGTTTAATGATTCAGCAGATAGTAGCTGTAAAGGTTTTAGTGAGAGCTATGAATACTGCTTAGATTACATTAAGGCTTATAACGGTACAAGTTATAGTTATTTTGGAGACTATAAAGGAGGTACAGTTAGCATAGTAGATAGTGAAACAAGGGAAGAGGTTTATAGTGAGCCTGTTAAGTAAGTAAAACATAGCCCAGTCTTTTAGTAGGTTGGGCTTTTAATTTTCTAAAGGTATGGCAAGATTAAGTAGTGAACAGATTGAGGAAGTAGTTAAGCTATATAGAAGTAAGAAGTACAGTATAAAGGAGATACTAGCACTGACAGGGATAGGCAGTGAACAGACAGTGTATAGAATATTAGCAGGGAGGGATGATATAGAAATGATGAGACGAACAAGCCCTACTAAGAAATATAGTGTTAACCTAGATACTGAGGCGGTTAAGGTCTTAGAAACAGTTAACCCTAGAAATATCAGCCAGTGGATTAATGACCTAATAGTTAAGGCAGGTGAGGACTTGATGATAAAAGTAGAAACAGGCAAGACTGAGCAGGCTAAAGAGGTACTACAGGGGTTAGGACTTGAATATAGACTTAGCAGGGAACAGGTTAAGAATAGATGGGCAAGTATGAAATATCCTAGCTTAGATTATAACTACCCACCAACTAAGGAACTAATCGACAGTGCTATTAACTTTACCCTACAGAAGACTAACTACTTTACATTGGACGGTGGGAAGATTGAAATAGAGGTAGGTATGAAGGATAGAAAGAGGGTAATAGCTGCACTGAAAGAATTAGGTATAGAGGTAAAAGACAGGGCTAAGAAACTAACTACCCTAACAGAACAGCTACAGGATAAGATTAGGAAAGGTCTAGAAAATAAAGAGGTACAGGCAGAACTTGGGAGGCTTGGAAAGAGCAGCAGACATTATTATACTGTTGCCTATGAAGTTCTAGATAGGGCAGGATATAGATTTAACCCAACCAAGCACCCAGCAAGCCTAGAACAAAGTAAGTGGGCTGAGAGATTCAAGGAGACAGGGGATAGAAGGACATTAAAAAGCAATCTAGACCTATTAGAAGAAGACGATACAGACAAGCTAGGGACACTAATAGAAGGTATTTTGTATAGTGTACATTCAGAATCTTAGTAATACTTGCAAGACCACCTAGGACGTACTAACTTTGCAAACGTAATCAATAAACAAGGAAGTGGTGGCACACTATAAACGGCGACAGTAAACATGATAGTAGTAAGAAGAAAGAACGAGTCTAAAGATTTTCAGACAGTAGCAGACCTTTTCAAGACCACTAGGCAGGAACGTAACAAGTACTTTGGAACATACCTAGCTGAGGTGACAGATGAGAGACCTTTAGAGCTGGAAGGACTTGTTAAGAAGGTAGATGAACAAGTAGAGACGTATGAAGAACTGCTAAAGAACTTAAAGGGCTTGAAAGAGGTAGTAGAGAAAGAGGTACGTATTGAAAAATCTATGAAGACTATAGAGAATTTAGATGTAGCACTAGAAGACCCAGAGACTAAAGAACGTGCCATAGAGAGACTTAAGGAGCTGGGTTTAATTCCTCAATAGTACCACCCTTTACTTTCATACTTAAATTTTATATTATTATTGAGAAGTAGGTAGGCTGTGAAGTTTGCCTACTTTTTTTTAACCCTTTAATTTGGTAGGTTGTAAATTAATGTCTAACTTTGTGCGTTATATGGAAATGGACGACAAGAACCAAAACAAGAACGACTTTTGAAACTATACTGAAAATCAAATAGTTACGTTCATTAGGTTAAATATTGTACATTTGCAGGAAATTTGAGATGAATAAAAAGAGAGTATGAAAAAAGCTTTTTTACTTATTGTGTGTGTTTGTGTAGCTATGGTAGCTGTTACTACAGGTTGCACAAGCAAGAAAGTTGATGGCGATGACAGTACAACTACTGATTCTACAGCAGCAGAAGACACTGACACTGTAGATAGCGTTGACTCTGCCACGGAGGTGATTGCTGCTACTCCTATGCCAAAGGCAGCAGACCAATTGTTTGACGACTTCTTCTTCAACTTTATTGCTAATAAGAAGTTGCAGATGAATCGTATTAAGTTCCCACTCCCTGTAGTCAATGGTACAAAGACTACGGAGCTGACTCGTGGAAACTGGAAGATGGATTATTTCTTCCGCAAACAGGGCTATTACACGCTTATCTTTGACAATGAGAAACAGATGAAGTTCTCTAAGTCTACCGACTTGGATAGTGTCATCGTTGAGAAGATACATTTAAAGAGAGGTACGATAGAGCAGTATTGGTTCGATCATCAGGATGGTAGCTGGAAGTTGAATCAGATTCGTAACATCACATTCAAGGATAGTTATAACGCATCTTTCTATACCTTCCTGTCACACTTCTTCGCAAATGGTGGTAAAGGGGCTGTGAAGAGTTCATTAGCTTATTCAGGCCCAGACCCTAATGGTGAGGAGACGAATGTGGTCAACACGACTATCCCTGCTGAAGAATGGTCATCATTCTTGCCAGAACTTCCACACGAAATGATTTATAACATCCTTTATGGTCAGAAGTATTCAGACACTGATCGCAGGATTGTTACCTTCCGTGGGTTGGCTAATGGCGCTGAAACGCAGCTCAT